TGTCCCGCCTATGGGTAGATGTAGAAACCTTAAAAGAGAAGGTGAGAACACTGTTCAACCTGTTTAATAAGAATGATGGATCGCAATGACGGTAACGCCAGAGGCGCAGAAGCAATTAGATACTGTATTGAAATCTGGGGAGTTCTTAAGCATAGGATTAAAAGGTGGAGGCTGTGGTGGGGCTACAGTCACCTTGACGAAAGAGGATCACAAGAGTACAGACGCGTTGAGCATCGAAGGAACTACCAACGTGATATTCGCAGACCAGACATCCCAAACATATTTGACAGAGGGCAACCTTGATATAGACAACTCTATATTCAATGCTCGATTTATATTCAAACCACCGTTAGGCACAGAATCCTGTGGATGCGGGTCATCAATTAAAATTGGATAGGAGATAATTATGTGGGCAAAGTTTCAATCATTAGAACCCAAAATGAAATGGGGAATAGTAATAGCAGTGGCAGTTCTATTCGTACTGGCCGCAGTATTTGGCTCACCATCGCCATCTGTTGTGGCGCAATAGGATGCACAACGGTAAAGAAAGCCACGGTCGTAGCAACGGGAGCGGCATTGGGTGCAACTGCGGGGACTGTCTTATCGGGGGGTGTCCTTGCACCGATAGCGGGAGCCATGACGAGTGCCTTTGTGGTCGATGTGGTGACGGAGATATCTTACAGGACGGCGGTGAGTGATATGGATTGTGCACCAGACAATATATGGACAATCATGCAATCACTAGTGGAGATGGGTGGATGGGCATTACTACTGATATTTGTAGCACCAATGGTGATCGGATGGATATTACCCGGACCATTAGAAAAAAAGCGCAAGCAGTAATAGCGGCATTATTACTATCGTCAGTAGCTAATGCTGACCTACATGGTAGTAGAGCAAGTTTCTTAATGGTTGATGATAGATGGATGACGCTCAACTACTTACACCCTAACGCAGAAAAACTAAGAATGAGGGCTGCTGCATTAGCAAACGGTGATACTCATATCTACTTGTACAGTCGTAATGGCGGGGATGGATTCAACGGAGGCCCGAATTTCGATCTCTCCATTATCACTCCTCAGCCAGATTGGGAAGTGCAACTGAATACGTTGAATGACGCAGGGTTAAGTCCTGTTATGTGGCTAACACCAGACGATAGCCCAAGCATTACCTCTAAATCGCTGGACGCTCAGAAGGCTCACTTCAGCGAGATCGTCCGCAGGTTTGATGACAAGGTAACAGGATATGTTACCTGCCTAGAATGTGATGAGTATTGGAGCGCCGCGACAACCAATGCGTTGGTCGCTCATTTAAAATCAATCACTGATAAACCAGTTGGAGTTCATCTAACATCTGGTATCGGTGGACACAAAGGAAACAATGAATACTATGCAAATGCTGATTATGTCTTTCTTCAGACTGGTTGGGATAAAACCCCCGCAGAGATTACTGCGATGGTTAAACAGGCGATTGCTGTCACAGGCAAGCCAGTGGTTGCGTCAGAGTATGCGAAAGAGAGTAGATCAGCAGCGGCGAGGGCATTAGGAGATGCCGCTTGTTTAGCGGGGGCCGTAGGCACAGGCACAGGAAGATCGGTAAATTTTTGCGGTCAGCGAGAACAGAAGAAGGTTCACTGGTACAAGAAGTACGAAACGGAAATGGTTGTAGCAGGGATAACAATGGTGACCCTATACGCGGTTACGCGATACGACCTGCCGCTACAGTTGAGAGCAACGGAAGACGGATATCAGATTGGCGCGGTGAAGAAGATTACCAAGAACCAGTCGATAGGTTTGAACTATAGGGATGACGGGACAGTAATAGCCCGCTACAGGATTGAATTTTAATGGCTACCATAACATTACGAGAAACAAAAGGAAGCCCTCTATCTTTCGGGGAGATGGATGGTAATCTTACAAGTTTAAATGATAATAAACTTGAGATTATTGACAATCTAACTACGGCTAGTATGAATAAGGATGCAGATTATATTGCATTTGTTAATGGGGCCGGGATAAATAAAAAGGTTCTTGCTAAAAATTCTGTATTTTTTAATAGAACCCTTATTATAAAGGTTATAGCGGATACATTACCCACCTATGTTGGAAATGGTATTGCAAGAATAACCTGCCCATCTGACTTAAATAGTCTGGTACTTTCAAGTGTTGGCGCTCATGTTTATACAGCAGGAGTTACCGGAGCCACTACGATAAAAGTTTATAATGAGACTGACGGAGTGCAAATGTTGACAACCCCGATGACAATAGACTCTTCAGAAGTAGACACTAGTACAGCAGCAACTCCCGCTGTAATTGATATAGATAATGACGATATAGATACTGCCGATGTTCTCAGGTTTGACATTACAACTATATCCACTACCGCGGCTAACGGATTAGAACTAAGGTTGGAATTTAAATCTTGAGTGGATTTAAAGGATATCCCCCCTCTGTACAGATTTTAACACCAGTCCCAGATATATTTGTTGCAGTAAATTCGGACAAAGGAAAGATAAGAGATAATATAAAACATAATATCTCTTTAGGCTTGCAACAAGTTATCCCGCATGAAACACAGTGGGAAAAAGAAATATGTTTAGTTACGGGTGGCCCATCATTAAAAGATACAACCGCGTTACTAAAAGAAAAGTCTGAGTCAGGAACTCCAGTAGTAACTGTAAACGGGACTTATAAGTATTGTATTGATAATGGAATTAAACCGTCTGCATTTATAATGCTAGATAGTAGAGAGTTTAATAAAAGATTTATAGAGTCAACAATTGATTCATGTAAATATTTGATTGCATCTCAATGTCATCCAGAAGTATTTAAACTTTTAAAAGAAAACAATACTTGGTTGTGGCATTGCGATACACAAGACGAGAACATTGATTTATTAAGAGATCAATATGGAGAAGAGTACAAAGACTTCTTCCCGATAATGGGAGGGTCTACAGTAACATTAAGAGCCTTACATCTATTAAGATTGTTAGGGTTCCACAAGTTTGAAATTTTTGGGTTCGATAGTTGCATCATGGATGACCATCATGCTTACTCTCAACCGGAGAATGACAAAGAAGAAGAGATTGATTTAGTTGTAGGTGGGAAACAATTCAGATGTACTGTAGCCCATTATCACCAAGCGAAAGAGTTTGTTCAATTAGTAGGAGTTACAGGTTCTAACTATGATATTATTGTTCACGGTGATGGACTCATATCATACATAATTAAGAACCCGTCTTCTTTGAAAATTTCTATTTAATGAGCAATATAGATCAGTATAAAAAGTTTCACTCTATGGATGACAGTCATTACTGGGGTGATATGCTTAGATATAATACTAATCAGATAGGTAGATTAGTGGAAGAGACTGAATCTAAAACACTAATGGATTTTGGTTGCGGAAAAGGCAAACAATATCTTGTTGAGGAAGAACATAAGAGTTGGGGGGTTATGCCTCACCTGTATGATCCGGGTGTAGAGGAGTTCTCTGTTCTTCCTGATACTATGTTTGATGGAGTAATATCCACGGATGTTATGGAACATATTCCAGAAGAAAGTATTCAAAGCTCACTAAATGAAATATTTAAAAGGGCAAAAAAGTTCGTGTTCTTGGCAATATCAACTAGGCCAGCAATAACAATATTACCTAATGGTGATAATGCTCATTGCACTGTCAAACCTATTGAATGGTGGCATGAACAAGTTGTTAATTCAAATGTTAAAAATGTATATACACATTTAAAAACATACGGCGATAGCAGTGGGTATAGAATGTATTATTTACCCAATGAAATTTTTATAAAACGATTGGTTATATAGGAGGCGCTTCAATGGCGGCTACAGCATGGAGTTTTTTCAATAGTTTCCGTGAGTATCTAGGAAATGGTCAGTTTGACCTTGATGGCACTGGCGTTAATTTTTTTATGGCACTTCATACAAGCGCGGCTAGTGCAAATGTTGTTAATGTAGCGTTATCAACTCAAGCCTCTCTTGCCAATGAAGTAGCCAATGGCAATGGATATGCAACTGGCGGTTTGTCAGTTAGTGCTAGAACTTGGGCATCTGCCGCTACTAACAAGTATCGGTTTGATTCTACCGCTGTAGTATGGACTGCAACTGGTGGAGATGTTAATAACGTGAAGTATGCCGTCATCTACCAGTCTGGTGGAAAACTAGTGTGCTATTCCAAGTTAACTACTTCCCAATTCAACCTGACCCAGAACAACACACTCACTGTTACTCCAAGTAGTAGCGGTGTTTTTGAACTTACGTAGGGGGTAACATGGCACTAGAAACAGCAGCATGGGTAACTCAATTCGTTGATACAAACCCTACGGCTACAGACCCTGTAAGTCAGGGCGATAATCATTTGAGGATGATCAAGACTGTTTTGAAGAATTCATTTCCTTCAACATCCACTACGGCGATTGTCCCTAATGTATCTGGACAAACAGGTAAATACTTAACTAACGATGGCACTGACACTTCATGGGGAACCGTAACAGCGGCCAGTCCCGGATTTGCCGTTGCAATGGCAATCGCACTATAGGACAAGAAAATGGCACAGGATTTTGAAAAAGTATATAAATCGCAAGTCACAACTTCAGCGCATACGTTACTAACAAGTGACTCTGATGACGCTTTGATTGGAATACGATTAACGAATATCACAACGTCTGCTGTTACTGTGGATGTGTGGATTGATGTCGCGGCTGCGGGAACTACCGCATCTGTTGTCTACATCGCGGATGACTTATCTATCCCTCCCAAGTCTTCAGTTGAACTGATACAGGGTGGAGCAAAGATTGTCATCCAGAGTACAGACTTACTCAGGATACAGGCATCGGCGGCAACTTCTATTTCAGCGTATGTTTCATACGTTGATGCTATCTCAGCGTAGGAGGAATCATGGCTGAAGAACGCAATGGCACGTTGTACATAAACAACCCTCCCGCTAAAGAAGGTTTCTTTGAGAATGCCGCAACGATAGATGGTGACTTTACTATTGCTGACAATGCGGTTGTGGCTGGCCCAGTGACGTTTACTGGAACGGTTACAGTCACAGGAACTCTGGTGATTGTATGAGTAAACTCAACGTAGATACGATAGAACCAGAAGGCGCTTCCACAACTCTGACGCTGGGAGCGTCCGGAGATACCGTAACCATCCCAAGTGGCGCGACCATAGCGAACAGTGGAACTGCCACTGGGTTTGCCGCCGGTCTTAACTCAGTACAAACCTTTACTTCCAGTGGAACGTGGACTAAGCCCAGCGGGGTCACGAAAGTGATTGTCCATGTTGTTGGAGCAGGAGGCGGCGGTGGCGGTGGCAGAACAAGTGGATCATACCCTAACGGCGCTGATGGGGCTGGGGCTGGTGGTTTAGCAATAAAATTTATAGATGTAACGTCTATCAGTACAAGTACGATTACTGTTGGTGCTGCTGGTTCAGGTGGGGCAGCGGATAGTGCCGGCACATCAGGTGGTAATAGTATTTGGTCAGACGGTACTAATACTTTAACTGGAAGTGGGGGAAACTATGGGGGTGCGGGGCAAGGAAATACGAGTTGGACAGGGGGCGCAGCCACTGGTGGCACTATAAACTCTAGAGGAGGTGGTGGTGAGAATGGTTACTCTGACACCTATGGTCATGGTGGAAGAGGCGGAGTTTGCGCTAATGGTTTTGGCGGCGGCCCCGGAGTGGGGGATTACAATGGAAATTCTAACCCAACTCCAAACCCGCGAATTGCACAAGGGTATGGAAATGGAGGTGCGGGTGGAAATGGCGCGGGTGGCGGTGGAGACAAAGTTGGTGGCGCAGGTGCTGCTGGCATCGTAGTGATTTGGGAGTACAAGTAATGGAATACGCAATCGTTAAAGACTCTCTAGTGACAAACATTGTCGAATGGGATGGATCAGCCAGTTTCCAAATAGCGGCAGACGGTGAACTAATCCAAGCAGACGAGAACGCTTACATAGGCGGCACATACAACGGATCATTCGTTGCCAGACCACCCGCGCCCCCATACGAACCAACCGCAGAAGAAATCCAACGCGCCGCAGACAAACAATCAGCGCACGACAAACTCTCTGCACTTGGTTTGACTGACGCAGAGATAACAGCACTGACAGGAGGTGCCTGATGGCTTCAGAAGTCAAGGCAAATAAATGGTCGCCCGGTACAGGCGTTGCGGGAACCTTGGGTGATTCGGGTGATACTTTTACAGTACCATCAGGCGCGACTCTTGCAGTGGCATCTGGTGCAACTATAGCGAACAGCGGTACTGCTACAGGGTTTAGCGAAGCCGCTTACGCCGCAAACGCCTCTGCATCCACAGGCGCAGTCAACGTGGATGCAAGCAACAACTTGCAATTCAACTCTGGCTACGGTTCCACCGCTACGGCATACGGTTGCAGGGCATGGGTGAACTTCAATGGCAGTGGCACTCCCGCTATTCGGGATAGTGGAAATGTGAGTTCTATTACGGATAACGGTACTGGAAATTATGACGTTAATTTTTCAAGTGCAATGCCAGATGCGAATTATGTCATCTCCGGTGTATCAGGAGAATCTGGCGGTATGGCAAATCATAGGACTGTCAGCGTTTATAACGATGCACTGCAAACGACTTATTGTGAAATTAAAGTCGGTGGCGCAACGTCTACCCACTACGATGATTCGATTATTCTGATTGCGGTCTTTAGGTAACAACTATGAAAAGAATCATTTACCCAACAGATGACGGTGGTGTTGCAGTCATTGTTCCTTCTGCTGAATACCTTGCTGACCACACCATCGAAGAACTTGCCGAAAAGGATGTGCCTGATGGCAAGGCTTATCAAATTATTGATGAGACTGACGTTCCATCTGATCGTACATTTCGCAACGCTTGGGAGTATTCATAATGCCTATCGTAGTTAATTTAACAAAAGCCAAAGTTGTTGCTCACGATATTCGTAGAGTCAAACGTGCTGAGGAGTTTGTTCCACATGATGAAGTCATTATGAAACAGATTCCTGGAGCTGATACTGATGCAGCAGAAACTGCACGACAAGCAATTAGGACCAAGTATGCAACTGCTCAAACAAACATTGATTCAGCTGCTGATGTTTCAGCACTTACAACATTGGTAAACGATTTATGAGCGAAATAAAAACAAATAAAGTCAGTCCAGTTGGTGCAAACGGTACTGTTACATTAGGAGACAGTGGGGATACTATTACTATTCCTTCTGGTGCTACTCTTACGAATAACGGTACTATGACAAACAGTGGTACGGCAACAGGATTTGGGAAGGTGTTGCAAGTTCAATATCTTAATTGGAACACGAATTCGTCATACCTCTCTGGTTCTTTTCTTGCCACTGGATTGACAAAATCTATAACTCCAACATCAAGTAGCAGTAAGATCATTGTATCTGTAAACACTAACGCCTCAAACTCAGATGGTAATCCTCCGCATTGGATAATGTATAGGGATGGTTCTGTCGCTGCTGATCTTATCGGAACTGGCGCAACAGGCTCGCAAACGGACGGGTCTTTCGCATCTTCTGCTGCACTTAGTTATTGGCCAATGACAGTGTTTTTTCAGGGTGTTGATTCACCAGCCACCACATCTTCCGTCACCTACACGATGTACATTTGGGGATACTCCGGTACAACGTATGTAAATAGACCACACGCTACAACTGATGCACACTACATTACATATACACCGTCCTCGATTATATTAACGGAGGTTTCAACAGGATGATAAACCATCAAGCAATTTACAACACCCATTCAAATGTCAAGTATATTAGTGGCGATGATTGCTTTGATGGAGATGGCAATTCTGTTGCGATTAACCAGTCAGCAGTAGATACGGAAGTAGCAAGGCTTACAAATGTAAATGCTTTAGCTGATATGAGAACAAAACGAGATCGTCTACTAACAGAATCAGATTGGACACAAAGTAGAGATGTCACTCTTAGTGATGATAATGATTGGAAAACATATCGTCAGGCTCTAAGAGACTTGCCTTCCGGCAAAACAACAAAGGCACACGTTGATGCCGCAACCTGGCCAACAAAACCATGAGCACAATAAAAGTAGATGCGGTTGAACCCCGAACAACATCCAGTACAATTGTTATTGGTGCTGCTGCAAGTAATATCACAGCATTAACTTCTGCAACAACAATCACTATTGACTACAATGACAATAATAACTTTAGCGTGACACTTGCACATAACGCTACATTTGCTAATCCATCTAACCCAACTGCCGGGCAAACTGGTTCTATCTTTATCACACAGGATGGTACAGGTTCTAGAACAGCATCCTGGGGCACCAATTGGGATTTCATCGGAGGTAGCGCACCAACCCTGACTACGACGGCAGCGGCTATTGATCGAATAGATTATGTCATTGTTGATAGTACGAATATTCAGGCAGTTGCTACGCTAAACTATTCTTGAGTCTTACAGGCAATAACGGTCTACTTGCTTCCGCAGGTGCCAACCAACCAGCATATTCTATTGACGAGTCGTTGCGGTTTGAGGATGGTGATTCTGCTTACCTGAGTAGAACAGCCGGTTCTTCTGCTAGTGACACTAGGAAATGGACCTATAGTGGTTGGGTCAAATTTGCAAACACTGATACAGGTTATGTACTGTTTATGGGTGGCCCAAGCGTAAACGATAATAGTACGATAAAAACCTCGGGTTCGATAATCATGCTCGAAAATCATACTGACCCGTCAACTTCAACCTTCAAAATTAAAACGAGTCGAGTAATTAGAGATTTTGCTGCTTGGTATCATATTTTTGTAGCGTATGACTCCACACAGGGAGTAGAGGCAGATAGAATAAAATTGTATGTCAATGGTGAAAGAGTCACTTCTTTTTCTGAAGCAGCGTATCCATCTCTTAATACCACGGAACCTTACATAAATGTAAACACCAAAAACCAGATGCTTTCTAGGTATGGTTCAAATGATACTGGTTATTACGATGGTTACATGGCAGAGGTTCATGTAATTGATGGTACTGCTTCTGTTGGTGATTTCGGTGAAACAGATGCCGCTACTAACCAATGGGTTCCTATAGAGTACACAGGAAGTTACGGAACCAACGGGTTCTACCTAAAGTTCGTATCAGGTGCTATCGGCACTGATAGTAGTGGTAATGGCAATACGTTCACAGCAACGAATCTAAGTGCGACTACAGATGTTGTAATTGACACTCCCACGAATAACTACTGTACGCTAAATTCTTTAAATAACAGAGGAACATTGAAGGAAGGAAATTTAGAGATAGACATATCTACATCTAATATGTTTGGTTCTTCCTCTACTATCGCAGAGGATAGTGGAAAATGGTATGCAGAGTTTTATTTGGGCGCATTTAGTAGCAGTGCTGTATTTATGCCGGGAATTACAGGCGATCCTGCTGAAGATAATAGAAATAATAATTATTTAGGAGCTTCTGCTACTGCATGGGGTTATGACACCAGCACTGGTTCGGTGTATAACAACAGTTCTGCCGTATCATACGGAAACACCGCAACTACTGGAGATATTATCGGAGTTGCGATGGATTTAGAAAATAATAAGTTATATTTTTCTAAGAATGGAACTTGGCAAAATTCTGGTGTTCCCACTAGCGGAGCAACCGGCACAGGTGCTGCTTCATTAACCGCTGGTGAGACATACGCATTTGCAGTATCAGACGGTAGTGCTGCCCATTCAACAACTACTATAGTTAATTTTGGGTCTGATAGTTCTTTCGCTGGCGCTGTAACAGCACAAGGAAATGGCGGTGATGGCGAGGACTTCTATTACACGCCACCTACAGGATACAAAGCGTTAAACACGGACAATCTCTCCGACCCTGCTATCGCTCTACCTACAGATCATTTTAATACGGCTACTTATGCGGGAACTGGAGCCAGTCAAACTATAGCAGTAGGGTTTCAGCCTGATTTTGTGTGGGCTAAATCTAGAAATACGGCGGTTAATCACGTCCTTTACGATTCAGTTCGCGGAACAGGCAGATTGGAGAGTAATAACGCCAACGCAGAAGGGACTAGAGATGGCTTTGCAGGGTATTCATCGAATGGGTTTGATGTTGATAGTGATGGCGGGGGTGGTGGTATTAACTATCCAAGTGGTAGAACCTATGTAGCATGGAACTGGAAAGCAGGAGGCACAGCATCCTCTAACACTGACGGCTCTATCACCAGTTCAGTAAGTGCAACTACCACAGCAGGATTTTCTATAGTCTCTTACACGGGTAACGGTACATCTCCGTCAACTATTGGTCACGGTCTTTCTGTTGCCCCAGAAATGGTGATGGTGAAAAACAGAACAACAGCCGCAGAAAATTGGGTTGTATCTGTTGGAAATGTTACTGGAACAAATGGTGATTTTTTAATACTTAATCTTACCTCAGCCGTTATTGCTGGAACTAGTCAGTTTTCATCACAACCCGGCAGTTCAGTTTTTACTGTAACAGATGCCGCAAACGTAAACACAAACACCAGCAACTACATAGCCTATTGTTTCCATTCAGTAGAAGGCTACAGCAAGGTAGGTAGTTACACCGGCAATGGAGTTAATGACGGAACCTTTGTCTACACCGGATTCCGCCCCATGTGGGTTATGGCTAAGTGTTCTGATGGTTCAGCATCATGGTTAATGACTGACTCAGTAAGATTCCCATATAACGTCACTGACGATCCGTTGTTTGCTAATGAAACCAGTGCAGAAACAAATAGTAGCACTTATGCCATAGATATTTTAAGCAACGGATTTAAGTGTCGTGGTGTAAATAATGACACTAACAATTCAAGTGGCAATGTTTACATCTACTTGGCCTTTGCCGAATCACCATTCAAAACATCTAATGCCCGATAATCTAAACTTCAAATTCATATAAATAGTAGTAAATGAATTTGGAGTTTTTTTATGGCTACCGTCCGAAATATTCTAATAGATCAAAACGCAGATTTCTCAGAACAATTTATAGCAAAAGAAGATACTGGAACTGTAATTAATCTTACGGGAAAAACAGTTAGTGCTAAATTGAGAAAATCTTTTGGTTCTTCCACATCAACAACATTTGTTTGTACAACAGTATCAGCCGCAGACGGCACATATACTATAGCATTAACTGATGTGCAAACAGCATATGGCACTTTAGAAAGAGGTCGATATGTTTACGATGTTATCACAACATTAGATGCTGCACCTAATACAATTCAACGTATACAACAAGGCGTTGCGACAGTTAATCCTAGCGTAACAAGATCAGATAGCTAATGGCAATCTCAGCAACAGAGTCCTTTTTAACTCAATTAAGCGATGCTGCTCAAGGTAAATCTTTGGCTGAAGTTTGGAATAAAAGTAATCTTATAGAGTTTGAAAACTTATTAGATTCAAAACTTAAAGAATCTAATATATCAGAAGAGGTTATAGAAGAAGAAACTTCTGGTGAAATAGTTGAAGAAATTTTAGTCGAAGAAGATAAAGAAGAAATTGTTTTGGAAGAACCTGAAGTTGTTAGTCCCAAAATGGAGATGGCTATTAATGAACTTCAAGGTTTATTTGAAGGCATTTCTGGTTTAGACCTTACAGAACCAGAACCTGAACCAGAATTAGTTTTAGAATCTATAGAACCTGCGGTGGTAGAATCACCGAAACAAGAAATTGATCCTAAAGTTTTAGAAACCTTTACTAATGATTTAAAGGACTTGTTTAGTGAAGCTGCTGGGTATGATTTATTTTCAACTAAACCTAAAAAGAAACCAGAACCAGAACCAGAAGTTATATTAGAATTAAAATCAGAAATTATTGAACCTATTGATCCGTCGATAAAATCTAGTTTCTTTACAGACGATAATAATTTGTCTATATCTGAAAAATATAGTTCTCTACCAGTTTCAGATCAAAGATATGATTTGGATGAAATTTCATCTAAATTAATTAACAATGCTAGTGGGTTTATGAATCAAAATAATCCCAAAGATGTTAATTACAAGTATGAAAATTATGACCCAAGTGTTGCTCAAGGTGATGCTAATTGGCAGATGGATCTTTTCAGTCAAAAGAATTCTAAAACTGCTAAAATGGTTTCAGATGTTAGTGCTATTTTAGAAAAACATAAAGCAGAATTACCTCAAGAAGAATATAAAATACTTGAGGGTAATGCTATAGAACAAGCAGCACAATATCTTCACAATGTAAAAATAAACGAAGAAGAAACACCCACAATTGAAGAAAGTTTTGACAGTAAGGTTATAAAACTTGTCAACAGAGTTTTAGCCTC